TTAGCTTGCCTTCAAATGCGTAGGTTCCTATATGTGTCAGCCCCACCCACGGTGCTGCATATATTTCCCCTCCGTTATCACGCCAAGTTTTGCAGAAGTGATAATCCTCTGACAGTAGCCGTTTAGTTTCTGGCTCTATGCTTTCTGTAAAGAACTGGCTAATCTGTTCTGCGCCGATATTGCCAGCCAAATCCGTAACATCATTGACGTACCACGGCACGATTGGCTTTAGCTTCTCTAGAACTTCGCGCTTAATCAGCATGAATCCAGTGCCGCCATTCCATATCTCTACAGGCTCGTTGATAGGCACAGTAGCCTCGCCCTGATAACCCTTCAGGTTGACCACAAAAGAACCCGTGTAATACTTTAGATGACTGTCAGGCACACCGTTCTCTATGGCTTTCCTGACTGCCGCCCAATTGATTTCCTTCTTAGGATAGATACCGCAGATAACATCCTTGTCTGACTCCAACATCTTCATGAAGTCAGCAGGATTGAACTGGATATCAGCATCTATAAACATTAGATGAGTTGCATCTGTTTTCAGAAAGCCATGTGCCAGCGCATTCCTGCCTCTAGTGATAAGACTTTCATTGAACATGAATGACATCATGCTTTCTATCTTGGTATCCCTCAGAAGGTTGTTCAGTTGCAATAAGCTTTGCGCGTAAAACCCATAGTTCTGACCACCGTACATGGGTGTAGCTACGAATATCTTTTTCATTTATTCATCCTGTAAAACCATTTGTCTGCTCTGCGTTCACAGTCGATGCTGTAACCGTTTGCTCTGAGTTCTGACACAATGCTGTTGACTGCACAGACACCTGCCATTTGGATAATATCTAGCGTTGTGTATTCCCCTCCCCGCCCCAAAAGATTTGCGACTTTCTGAAGGCGTTCTGATCTATCTATATCTGCTGCATTCACGATATATCCTCCACTCTAATCACGTACCGGCCTTTACTGTTCTTGCGCCAGCCATGCACTTCGATTCGTATCCCGGCCTCCCGAACCTTTGCCACCGTATCTGAGTCGGTAATCTTCTTGATACGGTCAGCAACGGCAGAGGCCGTTACCTGTACTGCTAGAACCTCATCCTTTCTTATGGCTAGGATGTCGCACCACCCCCACAAGTCTTTCCTCTGCCGGGTAAAAGAATTCCACTTTTCCACCACCTCGCAGTGGTAGCCAAGCTCTCGCAGATATTCCAGACTGCGCTGTGTGGGTGAGCGACTAGCTGCCATCAGAATTCAGCGCCAAGTTCTTTATGCCTTTTTTTATGACAAGGTTGACATAACCACATAACATCTAATGGTTTGTCATAGTCATCATGATGGGCATAAGTTTTTTCTGCCCCGCATCTTTCGCAATTCATGCGTACCAACCTCCCGGCTCTAATTGCTCTTGTAACGGCATTGTGCGCAGCAGTTCTGCGCTTATCTGCTTGCCTCCATGCTTTTGTAATTTCATAGGCCGCTTTTTGCCTTTCAGGATTTTTAGCGCGTTCACGGTCATACTTGCGGATCCTTTCAATGTTTTTCTCACGATGCTCATGAACATCCTTTTTTGTACATAACTTGCATTTATTTAGATGACCGTCACCCATTTGTGCGTGTTTGTAAAACTCGGTTAGTGGCTTGACGGTCTTGCACTTGAAACACTCTTTTGAACGAATCATGCTGTACCTCCTGTGCTGTGAAGTACAACCATTATAGACCCGTTCTAATTAAAAGGTATTTCTTCGTCCTTAAACGGACTGTATTCCCTAACCTTGCTACCCTCTGTAGGCTTCTTGTAGTTAGGATCAGGCTGGAAGTTATCCTGTGCTAGTGAGATAAGCTCTCCCACCTGTGTAGGTTTACGCCAGCCAGCAAGCTTTACCCACTCGCCAGCCTTAATATCTCTGTCAGCCATAAAGCCACCCTTGAGATGAGGCTGCGCGTCAGTCTTGCGCTTGTCGTTGACAAAGAGAACCCCTTTGCCGGGGCGTTGTTCGTGATTTTTCATACTGCCTCCAATGAATTAGCTGCTGCCATTACCTTCATTTTGGTAGGTGCGTCCAGCTTGTCGATTACTTCTCCATTTGCTTCCTTCAACATCTTCAACTTCTCGCGCTTAACCTCATCGCTAAGCTTTTGGCTTGCCTTTATCTTGTGAACCATGTCATGGAATGAAATCTCCCAATCTGCTAAATCCGTGGACTCTGAGAACGGATGATCTATTCCGGGAACGTAAAGCGGCAAAAAAGCTTCACCTTCTTTCCTTTCTTGCGACTTCTTTACTTCCTCAACAACAACGTCTGCTTGGCCCATATCACGTTCCTGCGGCGGTTTTGCCGGTTCCATGTCCTGTACTTCCTCTGGCGTGTAAACACCTGCGACACAGCCAGGATATACGGATCGGATACCTTCTGAGATGCAACGCGCTCTGAGCATAGCTCTAGGATATTTGTGCCATCCAGAACCCGGTTTAACCAGCCCGATATTCTTTCCCATTTCGATAGTCCAAGTGATAGCCAAAGACCCACCAGCGGGATGACTAAAAACACCAGTAACTCGCTCATCTGTGTACTCCCTCCACTCCACCTTGCCACCAGCTTGCTGAAACCTAGCCATCATTGCGTCTGCTTTCAGTGCAGGTCTGCCCTGTATGACATGGTAGTCACGCGCAGCGATAGCAGGATGTGACCCCTCTGCTTGTGCCACCAGCATTAGTGCCATTGCTTCTTCTGGTTTCTTGACGTTAAACAATCCAGACTTGGCAACAGCTTCTGCCATTTTTTCTATATCTGAGTACGGAACTATATTGCTCATCTCATCCCCTTATTTGAGTAAAAACCGGCGGCTGCCGGGTGTTTCAATTACGAACTTTTGGTAAACATCTGGCATGGCTTGGGCAAACAGGTCTGCTGCAAACTTCTTGCTCGGCTTAGCGTTGCGCCAAGTAACGAGCGTTTTTCCATCCACAGTAACCAGCGAACCCCGCGTACCCATGTATTCCCGTATCGACGTTTCAACCTTATCCGCTTCTGTTTCCAGTTGTTTGATTCGTGTCTTGTATTCCGCAAGTACCGCGCAAGCACGTTCCACCGCGCCTGTAGCAGTTGCCGTTTCCTCACTCGCAGTAGGCCAGATAAGTTTTGCTGACTCAACATCATGCGCTTCTGGATCGGCATTAGATACGACAATTCCCCAAAGCTTTGCCATTTCTTTAACAAGCTCATCTTTCATTTCCTGCGTGATATTGAAGTGGTAGGTGCGGAACTTCTGTCCACCAAACAGGACTGCAAGGTATATCTCATCCACGTTATGACAGGCCGCTTCGTGTACAAGCTGCGCCATATCAGCAGCAGGAACCATATTTGTTTCTTCGTCGAACTTAGACATACTGCCAATGTTGTAGTTTTTACATTCAACGAGTATTCGTCCGTTTGCTGAGATGTAGTCAAAATGAGATTTAAGCCACGGTTCAGTCTTATGGGCAAGAACATAGTCTGCATCCTTCAGCTCTATTCTGTGTTTCTCTTGGAATAGCTTAGCAATAGTCGGCTCCATCACCTTACCCATTTGGACTTCCTCTACGTCGCTAAGATCAGGCGGCTGCTTCCTGCCCTGCTTAACTAGGATTGCGTCTGCTGCGCGTCCGTTAGCGGCTAGGCGGCTGTCTCCTGACCACCATGCTGTATTTCTGACTTCTGGTGCAAAGTCATCTGTGTTTACGCTTGTCATTTTGATTCCTTCGCTCGAAAGTTATTGACTTCAAAACTGGATGTTTCGCCTGTCTTCCAAACAACATGAACCATGTCTGCGAAATACCACCAGCAACCGTGTACGTTCGTTCCCGAAGGTGTAGTGGCGATTACCAGCTTGCCTTCATCTGTGCCGGAGCATTTAGTATTTAGCAACATGATCTTGCCACCAGCGTTGTTGGGCATTTCCAGCCAGCGGTCAGCAGCGTAAGAAAATGCACAATAGAACATGGCTATCAAAGCTAGTTTTCTCATTGCAAATACTCCCTGTATTTATTAGGTGACAAGATGTGATCTGCAATGTCTTGTCTGTCCACGCCTGTCAGGTCAACTATAGACAGAAGCAGGATTAGTGAAGCTGCGCCCCATCCAGCCATGTCGTCGCCAAACTCGTCTTCCAGAACCCCTGTAAGGCGTTCTATGACGCGCTGTAGGTCTTCAGGACTATAGGGTAGGTGCGTCACGCATGGCCTCCTCGAACTCTGCTAAGCGTTGCAGGCGGTCTTGTTCTGCGTCTGCATTTAGGACAAAGAATCTTGCCTGTTCGCCACAATGGTCAGAGAGGTTAGTGCGCCGTTCTGCGTAGCAGTAGGGATAGTTTTGACCGCCGGTTACGAGGTCAATAGTGGTTAGCTTGGGGTTTATACACTTGTCGCGCTGGCCTACATGGTTGCCGTAAAAGGCACAGTCAACGCATAGCTTGATGTCTTTTAGGTATGTCATTCTCATCTCCCAGTAAGGGTTGTCTAATCAGAAGCAATTGGTATTGCAGTTGCCACTATAGTCACAACACGTGGTACAGGTAACGTAACGTCCGTTCATGAAATAGGTGTGGGTAGTACAGGCTGCGTAGGCAGCAGAAGCGGCTAGTAATAGCCAGATGGAAAGTAGATATTTCATTTTGATCCCCTATAAAATGTAGTGCAACTAGACAATAAACGATATTCAAAATATTGGAAATGAATAATGTTAATTGTATTCTGACTATCTATAAA